TAGTGATAATTTAAAAGGTGTGAGTGTTTATGTTACTGGAAATAATGCTGCATCAAAAGTTGCAGTTGCTGCTGGTTTTGGTGGTGGTGGGGACAATTATGATACAGTAACCGTAGGAGCTTATAATACAGTAGAATTTTGGTGCGACGGGACTTATTGGTATGCTTTATCGTCCTCTGTAGGCGCAAGCTAAGGAGGGCATTATGCCTAAACCAACTAGGTATAAATATTCTGTCGCAAACAGAAGAGGGACAACTCTTACAAAAGCTGCGGATTACTCGCTTTTAGAAGCGGATATTATGGAAAGCGGTAATTTATTTATTAAAATTACCGCGATAGCTACATTAACCCTTCCTGTTGCTAGCGATAATTTAAGAGGCGCTAGTATCTATGTAACAACAACAGATCAAGCAAATATTTATGTTGCTGCCGGTTTTGGCGGCGGTGTTACTACTACCGATACAGTTCAGTTAGGAAGATATGAAACTGCTGAGTTTTGGTGCGACGGTACTTATTGGTATGCGTTAAACGCTACTGTTGTTGCAAATACATCTAGTTCATCTAGCTCAAGTTCATCTAGCTCAAGTTCATCTAGCTCAAGCAGTTCAAGAAGCTCAAGCAGTTCATCTAGTTCAAGCAGTTCATTCAGTTCAAGCAGTTCATCTAGCTCAAGTAGTTCTAGTTCTTCTTTCAGCTCAAGCAGTTCTAGTTCTTCTTTCAGCTCAAGCAGTTCTAGTTCTTCTTTCAGCTCAAGCAGTTCTAGTTCTTCTTTCAGCTCAAGCAGTTCTAGCAGTTCTAGTTTCTCTAGTTCTTCTAGCAGTTCAATAAGCTCAAGCAGTTCATCTAGTTCAATCAGCTCTAGCAGTTTTAGCAGTTCTAGTTTCTCTAGTTCCAGCAGTTCATCTAGTTTTAGTAGTTCATCGTTTAGTTCATCTAGTTCAAGCTCAAGTTCCTTCACTGGTGAAGGTTGGCTAGGATTAGGTGCTGAATCATTGTATTCAGACTGCGGAGATGATGGTAGTTCTACAACTATTGAAGCTGCACTTAACGGAACTAATGCTTGGAAGCATACAGCTAATGAAACACATTGGTTCATCATTGATTTAGGCGCAACTCGTAATGTCCAGCAAGTCAGAGGCCGTTCTGGTGGAGATGCAAGCTGTGATCCTACCAATGTAAATATCTATGTTAATGATAACCCTGCTGCTTTTGGTGCTGCAATTTACAGTGGTATTACAAATTGGCAAGACACTGGTATTTGGCAGGAAATAGATATTACCAATACTAACGGAAGATATGTTAAGGTAGAAATTACTACTACTGAAAGTGGAGTTAAGACACTGGAATTCGGCGGGCCTGCTACCGGATATTTCAAAATATTCGATGTTTATGTGGCAGCAGCTGTTTAATTAAAACTATGCCGGCAGGGGGTATTGCCTCTGCCGGCAATAAGGAGATAAATAATGGCGTGGAGATGCCCCTTTAAGACAAATGGTGCGAATGGAACAGCAGTTGGATTAGACTGCGAAACTGTCAGTTGCGGTATGTATAATGCTATTGAAGGTGATTGCAATATCATTATGTTCTATCGTAGGCAGTTTCAGTTATCAGGAAAAGTAGTTCCTAACACGAATACTTTTTCTAGTTCGTCAAGTTCTAGCTCTAGCTCTAGTTTCAGTTCTAGTTCTAGTTCTTCTTCTAATTCTAGTTCTAGTTCCAGTTCTAGCTCTAATTCTAGTTCTTCTTCTTCTAATTCTAGTTCTAGTTATTCAAGCAGTTCATCAAGCAGTTCTCGCAACGCTGAATAACTGATAGAGGAGATAGAATAATGAACAGAGATAAAATCAATGGATATGGGACAATTTTTAGGTTTATAACTCCTACATTAGTTACAATAGCATTATTCATTCTTGGAATGTTAAGAACTGATATGATTGCAGCAAAGATAGAAACTAAAGAAAATTTTAATAAACTGGAAGCAATAGCCAAGGTTAATTTTGATAATATGAATTTACAGTTTAGCAATCATCTTTCAACTCATCGGACTTTTGATAAAGAAGTATGTGAAAGATTGTCTAGCATAGAAGCAATTATTAAATAATATGTCTTACGCAAGGGATGATTATCTAGCACGATTAGAAACTGTTTTACAAGACGATGCGGAAAAACTGCAACCCGACGATAAATACCGTATGTTATCTAGGGCTGTATTGATTTTCTCTAAAGACAGACCGCATTCAAAAATCCATGAGTTAACTGGCGATGGCACTAGTTATGATTTTGCTATGCCTACGGACTGGGTGGATAATTTTTCTTATGTTAAAGGAGATATAGAATATCCGGCAGATGATTATCAAAGCCCTAATTATCTTGAGTCAATAGACTGGAAGTTTTTCAAGAAATTAGTTTTAACTGTTACAACTACTTATCTGCGTTTTTTAACTTTTATACCAGTAAGTGCTAAAATAGCGAGATTCGAATATACGCTACCGCATACATTAGATGAAACAACTTGCACCATTGATGACAATGATATAGAGGCAGTGGTAACATTAGCTGCCAGTCTTTGTTTCTGGGCTCTTGCGGCAAAATTTGCACAAAGCACGGATTCTACCCTTGAGGCGGATGTTATTGACTATCAGCGCAAATCCGATATTTATACAAATTTAGCTAAAGAACAACTAGCTATATATAATTCGCTGATGGGCTTAGGGGCAGAAGCAAAAGGCACTGCGGCTGCTTCGGCCGGAGTCGCCATTAAGGACCTTGATATAATTTATTCATGGTCTGAAGATATGCTGACGCATCCGCTCAGATTTCGTTAACATACCCCAGAACAAAGAATTTGGAGAAGGCGGAGATAGAAAGCAAGAAGCCCTTATTATATATATATAATAAGTATGTTATTATGTAGATACATACTTTATTATAATATATATCCTTTCTTCCTATTCTTCCCTTATAAATAATGTCGTTAAGTTTAATCAAAACACAAATCAAGACTAAATTAGAAGCTATTTCTGGTGTTGAGAAAGTTTACGATTACAAGAGATTCTGTTCAGATTGGGTTACTTACAAGGATTTATTCGTAAAGGATTCAAGGGTAAACACTTGGGAAATTGAAAGAAAGTCTTTTTCAAGGATGGCAAGAGGAGGCCCCGGAGACATAGAAGATGTTACACATGAGTTTATTATCCGTGGGTTCTATTCTTTCTATGACGCCTTAGCAACAGAAAAGACATTTCAAAACTTAGTGGAAACAATCTGCGCTGATTTTATTGATGACCCTACGCTGGGCGGAAAAGCGAAAATAGTGCATATGCCTATCACAGGCGAATTTACTATGGGGATGTTAGGTCAAATTTTATGCCATGTGGTAACTATAAATATTAGTATTTCTGATAGAATTATATCGTAGAAAATGAAAAAAATTGAGATAGAGAAAAAGAATATAAAAAGTTAATTGAAGAGCGTATCATTTAAAAGGAGGTAGTATGACAAGCAAGATTTCAAGGATAGCCCAGTTAGCTGGAAAAGTGGAAGCTGTTAACGGGACTGCGGAAACATTGGCAGCAGCACAAGCCACAATATTAGCGTATGATCCTGTAATGGATGCAGAATTTGAACAGTTTAAAAGAAACCCGGTAACTAAGCATATGTCGCGGTTCGGTTCAGAGCCGGGGGCAAGAAAAATGTCATTGGGATTTAAAGCTGAGTTGATGGGGCCTCCTGCAAACTGCAGGGGCACTACCTTACCGATAACTCCATTTTTAAGCGCATGCGGGCTTGCAGAGTCTTTTCCATCAAGCAATTCTAATAGGTATGTTACTATATCCAGCAGTTTTGTAACTGCAACGATAGCTAAATATGAAGATGGATTTTTAAAGACAATGCTCGGTTGTGCAGGCAATGTAAAGTTTCAGTTTAAAGTAGGGGAACCGATATTCTGTGAATTTGCATTTCAGGGAAAATATTCAGCGCATAGCGATACTGCGTTATTAACTCCGACATATCCAGTACAGGTGCCTTTTATCTTTATGGGTGCGACAGTTACTATTTCTGGAAACTCGTTAGTGCTGGATGCCTGCGAAATTGACCTGCAGAATGAAATAGTGATATCTCCTAAACCACAAGATTCTTCTGGAATTGATTATGCGAAGATTACAGGAAGAAATCCGATAATGACATTTGATCCAGAAATGGTTGCGGTTACTGACCATGATTTTTATACCTTGATACTTTCCCGTTCAACCATGGCTGTAGTAATAACGATGAATGATTCTATTGGAAACTGTTTATCATTTTCTTTACCGGCAGTTAGATATACCGGATTAAAAGAAGGAGATAGAGGCGGTATTAGGATAATGAACGCTACCTGCGAAGTATGCAAGAACTCTGGCGAAGGTAATGACGAGATGGTTATAACAATGGGTGCTTCATCTAGTTCATCTATGTCTAGTTCGTCTATGTCTAGCTCTTCTAGTTCTTTTAGCTCTAGTTCTAGTTCAAATAGTTCTAGTTCTTTTAGCTCTAGCTCTAGTTCTCGCAGCGCATAAAAATATGCCTAGCAGCTTCACTGTTGAGATTAAGGGTGATTGGACTGTTCCGGATTTCATGGATGCGGATGTTCCTTTGAAGCAGATTGCTGAAAAGGTAGTAACTGATTCTCAGAGGAATATCCGCCAACAGACAATGCCTGATGGCAGAAATTTTGAGCCATTATCAAAAAAGACTATAAAAGACAAAATCCGTGAAGGGGTGCCTTATCCTCGCAGAGCATTATACAGAAAAGGTATTATGTATAATGCTCTGCATGTTTATAAGATAGGTAAAAACCAGTATGAAGTCGGGGTAATACCTAGAGGAAAACCGCCGAGAGATTATGTGGCTGGGATACATAGTGGAATAGGTGCTACATCACATATATTGCCTATAAGAATGTTTCTTGGAATATCTGTGGAAACTTTAAATTGGGCTAATGCTAGGATGGAGCGTTGGATAAGTGAAAATATACGGAAAGCTGCTAAAAAATATATTAATTTGAAGTATTAAAAAGGAGAAAAATCATGTCTATTGATCCGATTGCTGTAGGGCAGACAAAAGAATATATATTAAAGAATGATAAGGAAAATCCAACAATATGGCTGATAGGCCCATTAGACTCTATCACAAAAGCAAAAATTATTTCGAGTTTCGGCAAGTTGGAAATAAAAGATGGACAACCCATTTATGTTCAGGGCGAAACTGATTTAGCTTTAAATAATTTCTTTATCGTCAAATACGGACTGAAAGGCTTTAGGAATTTTAAAATAGACGATAAAGAAGTTGAATTTAAAAT